CAATGGCATCATCAGCATAACCATTCTAATAGTTATGTGTCTGGGGTATTATATTTAAATGTAGTTAAAGATGTAGATCATATAGTTTTTCATAAGAATGATTACATAATGTTTAACTTTAATACTAAAGGAGATAATCCATATAATACTAATATGTGGAGAATAAATGTTGAGAATGGAGATTTAATTTTATTTCCATCTAATTTACAACATGATGTACCTTTTAGAGATTTAGATAATATTAGAATAAGCCTATCTTTTAATAGTTACTTTAAAGGTGTTTTAGGTGAAGATTATAAATTAAACAAATTAACTATATAGCTATCCAACTAGAAGTATTTGGATCCCATTTCTGAGTTGCATCATTAGTTACATAAGTTCCCTGAGCTTCATTCCAAGAAAAACTTATTTGTGTGCTTGGGTCATCCCCAGGGGCTGTTTGTAATACTGTAGGAAAAGCAACTGGAGCTTCCCAATTTGCTGTCGAAAGATTTAATGTCCAACTATCAAAAGGTTTTTGAGGAATGAATATATCATTTGTAGCATCATATTTACCACCAACTACTGCAAAGTTTCCTCTAAAAGGAGTTCCACCCTCTCTGTGTGTATTATTTTCTGTATTGAAAGAAGTTTGTTTCCAATTAGTATAACCTGTAACAGTTGTTAAATAATCAACACCTGCAGCTTCGTTAGCAGCGTTTTCATTATCAATAAAGTTAACTGCTAATACATTATTGTTATCATCTAATTTTGCAAAATGTGCCATAACTACGCCGTAAAAGTCCCGCCTCCAGTAAATGTGTGAATAGTAGCACCACCACTTTCTGTTTTAGTTCCACCAGATGCATCTGCTGGACCTTTTGTATATCTAATTATTACAACGCCTGTTCCACCAGGTCTTCCTGATTGACCGTTACCTTGGCCTCCGCCACCACCGCCTCCAGTGTTAGCTGTTCCTGGTTGAGTTCCTGGGCCTCCGCCGCCTGCTCCTCCTTGTCCTGGAGCTGAAGCTCCGCCTCCGCCTTGGCCTCCGCCACCTGATCTTGTAACTGAAGTTCCTGTTATTGATGAAGCTCTTCCTGGTCCACCGTTTCCATTGGCACCGTCTGCTGGGCCTCCAGCAGTTTGAGCTCCTCCGCCACCACCTGATCTATGTGGTCCGCCAGATTCACCTGAGCCTCCATTATTTCCTTGTGATGGAGTAGTTGAAGGAGAGTTTCCTGTTCCGCCTCCACCGCCGTCCCAGGCTCCGCCACCACCTGATCCTCCAGGGCTACCTGATCCACCTGAGTTTCCTTGTCGTGAACCGCCACCACCTGCTGAAGTAATTCCAAAACCAGATGAAGCTGTACCAGTTCCATTTTGTCCACCGCCACTACCAACAGTGATTGTATATGCTACACCTGGATCTACCGTAACTTCTGAAACTGAAGGTTCATCATAAGATGCTGTATTGAAAGTTGTTCTGTAACCTCCAGCACCTCCGCCTCCGCCTCCAGAGCCGAACGCAAATGAAGCAGGTCCTCCGCCACCACCGCCACCAGCGATGATTAAATAGTCAACTGCATAAGGACCTTGGCCACCTTTTCTTTGACCATATCCCCCTGCTGATCCTGCTCCGAATGAACCAATAATTGGCATAAAATAATTATCCTCCTATTATGCAAACTGTGTTTGTGAAGCCAAAACTGTAAAAGTTGCAGCTCCAGTTTTTATAACAGTATATGTATAAACATCAAGAGAACTTGCATTACCACCTGTTGGTGCTGAACCACCTTGCCACTCTGGAGTAACTGATCCTCCATCAATTTGTACTGCTGAGTTGTAGTATGCAGTTCCACCTTGTGAAACAATGTGTGCAATTGTTAATGATTCTCCTGTGTCCATGATTGAATCTAACGAATTTGAACCATCACCTCTAATATTTAAAGTCCAGTTACCTGAAGCATCTGTAGTATAATTTAATACAGCTTGAGTGATAACATCAAAATTTACAGTTCCCGTTGCTGCTGTAGCTGAGTTTGTAACTTTTTCAGCTGTTTGTTGAATAGCTGCAGCACCTAAAACTACTCTTCCAATACCTTTTGGAGTTACGTTTAAATCAATATTTGTATCATCTCCTGTTGCGGATAACGCAGGAGCATTTCCTGTAGCTGCATTGGTTGCAGTCATTTCGTTTACAGCAGAAGCAGTGGTTGCAAATTTAATTTGTTCTTGATCGTTTTCATCATTAATAGAGTTTCCACCATCAATTAAAATGTTGTTTCCGTTGGCATCTAAATCGCCACCTAATTGAGGTGTAGTATCTTCAGAAACATTTGCTAAAAAGAATACATCATTTATGTTTGTACCATCTGAATATACTAAAATAGTTTTACCTTCTGGAATTAGTACACCTGAACCTGATACAGTTTTAATTGTTAAAGTGTTTCCTGATCTTGTAGTGTTATCTGCAACAATGTAAGTTTTTTCAATTCCGTCTGGAACGTTTACAACTCTTGTACCCGCTAAAGTTCCTGTTAAAGAAAGAACCATATTTCTAGCATTAGAAATAGCAGCATTATCCATATCTAGAGTTACATCTGCTGATGCAACATCAATAGCTTCATAACCTGCAATTGCTTGTTGTAATAAGTTTAAGTTTGTATTTGTTTTATTGCCCCATGTACCAGAGTTTTCCCCTGTTACCATTAGCTCTAGTTTTAAATCTGTAGAATAACTTGATGCCATATATAACTCCTAATAATTCCTAATTTTACTGTTATGCCGCTGCTTTGTCAACAACGGTCCATGTTGTATTTGAGCTAGTTTCAACAACAGCCCAAGCATTTATACCTATTGTACCATTAGTTGTGGTCGCTGTCACACCTGTAGGTACAACTAATTGACTAATTCCAGCTAAAAAATCACCTATTACAATTGGTCCTAGTTCTTGTCCTGTAAGTTCTACTGTTACATCAGTAAAGGTGTTTTCATTACCTAAAAATACTTCCGCAGTTACAGATGTGGCTGAAACATTTGCGTCTGCCGTAATAGATACATCTTCAACTGTAGTGGTTATGGTATTACCAGTTACATCTACTTCTTGAGAAGGTATTAATACAGTATCAGCTCCTATTGCTATATCTGTACCTACAGATTGACCCCATTCTCCTTCACCCCAAGTTAATTCGCCCCAAGGCTGTGCTGAAGCTGTAGTTACTTGTATTTCAACAACTTCTCCACCAAAAGCATTTCCTGCAGTTACGTTTGCTTGTGAGCCATCAAAAGAATATGTTGCTTCATATTCTAATTGTCCTGTATCTCCATTAATAATATTTGTTGAAACTTCTACATCTGCATTAGCTTGAACATCTACTGAATTAACAGTTGTAGTTGCCTCTGCACTTCCAATTAAGTATTTAGATTCAAATGATAAAGAACCTAAATCTGGTGTAAGTTCTTCGCCTGCAGGTTCTGCAATTATAGATATACCTGCTAATACATCATTTACATTAACAGTTAATTCTTGCCCTTGAGCATCTATTTGTTGACCAATAGCAACTGAGTGATCTCCAATAGATATTGTTTGTCCATCACCTACTCCCCATCCACCAACACTCCAAGCATTTTCTCCCCATGCTTCGTTAGAAGCAGAGGTTACTTGTACAGTAACAACTTCTCCACCAAAAACTGAGTTTACTGTTGAATTTAGTTGTTCACTTGTAGGGATTATTTCAGCAGATGTTCCTGCAAGTTCATCACCTACTGTAGAAGTTAACTCTAAAGTATTTAAAGTTAGATTTGCATCAGCGTTTATTGTAACGGATGCAACACTTGTAGTTAAGGATATTCCAGTTACAAGTGCTTCAGGAGAAGATAAATCTCCCCATTCACCTGCACCCCAATATTGAGTTCCCCAACCAGGGTTTTGCTCAATAGTTACTGATCCTGAGTTTGTAGTAGTTGAAAGGCCACTGAGTTCAACAGTCTTGTCGCCGAGTGTACCCCAGCTAGCAAATCCCCAAGTCTGTGAACCCCATGTGGCCATTCATAATCCTGCTCGTTATTAAGCGATTCTTAATATAGCGGCTGTAGATGTGAATTGCGGAAACTGAATAGTGAAAGTTCCACTTGTTGCAGTTTTATCTGATCCAAAATCTAACACGCATACCGCTTTATTAGATTCACTTGTATTGTAAATTAATGCTCCTCTAGCTGTTATAGTTACGCCTGTAAAAGATAAATCATCAAAATCAACGATTGCTACACCTGTGTCTAGCCCTGTTTGTTGACCTTGTAAAACTCCTCCACCTGCAGCGTATTCACCAGAATCAGGTACTTCGTTAGTTACTGCATACGCTGTAGTTGCTGCAGATAAGTTTGCATCTGATGTGTATAATGCTAATTTAAATACGTCTCCACCTGCTCCTGTTTCGAAGTCATGAATACCTTCTAATATTTCTTGTTTGAATGAATTACAAACTGCTTGATCTATTGCCATTTTAATACTCCTTATTAATTTTAATTACCTTTATCAGGAGATGGTGCCTGAACTAATATTCTAGGTGTCCCATCCTGATACTCGTCTCTACGTCTTCTACCTACTTGTTCCAACGCAAAACCTTGCATAGCTACATTATACTTGTCTGAGTACAGTTTGTACATATCTAAGGGTCCTTTTAAAAAGCCATAAGCCTCTACCAAAGTGCCGTAAAGAAGTAACTCTGGTGCGTTGTCAGATAGATATGTATTAGTGTTTGTAGCTGATAAATGATCAGGAGTGTAAATATAGCTTAATTGTATATTATAGGCTTGGTCTGGAGTAGGAGCCATTAAAATAGTAGTCTCCTTCCACATTGCATAATATTTAGGCACCCCTGTAGCTCCTGTTGAGTTATACTCAAATATAAAGCTAGTATCTTTTGGTTCTACGTATTCTTTGGTTGTAGGAGACTGATTAGAATCTTCTACTAAAAATGATCTAACAATAATTGCTCTTCTAGTGGATGTTAATCCAGAACTAGATGTAGCATTAGGTAAATCTAAATAAGGAGAGTTAGCGTTTACAC